AAATACTCAGGCTCATATTTATTAATGAACGCAGTAGCTTTTGCACCTTCTACGGTAGCTTGTGAAGTTACATTAGGTAAATAAATATTACCTGCGAAATGATTTAATTGAGTTATTTGGCTCATTAGTTAAACGAATATAGCTTTACAGATGAAATACGAGTTACTTGTGTTCCTGTTCCTATGAATCGAACTCTAACATATAATACACGACCTCCACCATTATAGAATTGTGTAGAATATACATATTTACCACCGCCCGGTATGCTAGTCATTGTAAATTGAGCGGCAGTTGAAACACCTGTACATTGAAGTGTATCAGTATTTCGACCATCAGTACCTGAATTACCTGTTAAATTAAACCAAGTAGTTCCATCCATAGAACCTTCAAGAACTGCTTTAAAAGTTGATGTACCTGATACATTAACAGCAGTAAATACCACTCTATAATTACCTGATACCAAACTATTTAAGGCAGGAGTTTTAAATGCAGTAGTAGTTCCTGCATTCAAAATACTATCCAATGAGGCAGTAGATGCAGTCATTGTAATTTGCGCTTGTGTGTCGTTGCAACTGAAGAGCGCAGCCATCAGTAATATGATTCCTAATTTTTTCATTTATTTGTTTTTTAAAGAGGCAAAACCTTTAGTAATTAAAATAGTAGCTATGTCGGATGACACCTTATATTCCTTATCCTTGACAAGTCCACCTAAACCTAATCCGATGATTGTTTGGTCTCCTTTTAAGATAGGTAGTTCGACAACCATAGGTTGCTCTTCAACGATAGGAGTATCTAATACATCCAATTCTTCTATTACTTTATTTACTTTAGATTTTGCCATTGTTATTTAATTTATGCTAATGCTACTGAAGTTAAAGCTGCGATAGCTGTTGCGAAATCACCTTTTACCAAACATCCTGTATCGTTAGCAGATGCAAACTGAACAAGACGTGCCTCAACGATAAGTGTCATCAAGTTATTGATTGGATCATCACCTGATGGAGTTAAACGGATGTTTAAACTTTCTCTGAACAATACATTCAACACTTTCATATCACCACCAATGAAACTACCTGCGGTAACGGCAGGAGTAGCAATTACATTCATACCTGCAACAACCAAGTTACGACCTGTACCACCAATAGACCAATCCATATAATCTTTGTACAATGGTTCGCCTGTTGTTGATTTCAATCCGAAGATTTTGTTCAATGTATCAGGGTGAACAAAAATTGCGTTAGGCGCACCAAAAGCTAAATCAACTTGATTTGCAATTGCGTGAATAACATCAATTTCGTTAGCGTAAGCAATAGTATTAGCTAAGTTACCTGCGGCAAATGTAGTTGCCCATTCGTTAGCACCTTTAAGAGCAGGTGCTACACCTGTACCTGAAAATAATTGAGTTTCAATAGCTACGTTAACACGCTTCAACATTGAGTTTTGGATAAAACTTGTCAATTGTGGCAAGTCAGCCAACATCTCCGTAGAAATTTTAGAGTAAACGGCAATCTTTTGAACTGGCTGAGTTTTCTCAACATACAATACAGAGATTTGAGTTTTTGCTGCTGCTTCTGAAATCATTACAGGAGTACCATCTGCACCAGTTTCTTCAATCCACAATGCAAAACGATTGTTGATAGTTCCAGTAGTAACGGCTTGTAAATACTTTTCAGTACGAAGTCTAATAGGACTAATTACACCTGTATTTTGCGTAAGTGTATTTTCAGTAGCACCTGCAATAATAGTTAATTCTTCCGTGATGTTAACTACTGCCTTAACTTCAAACTCTAAATCTTGACCTTTACGAAGACCACCTTGTGAACGTACTTGTTCAAGCGTAGATGATTGAGCATCAAATGTTGCCTTCAATGCTTCGTTAAAAGTAGTAGGTTCTGCGTTAGGAACTAACTTACTTGCTTCAATACGGCTAATAGCCAATCCTTGCGCTTGTAATGTCTTAGCCATAGCTTTGATAGTCTCTTGCTCTTTAAGTTGCGCAAGGGCATCTTCTAAGGCTTTAGCGGTAGCTTCTTCGTTCTCCGAAGTTTGTTTAGCTAATGCTGAATCAATTTGAGACTTTACTGTTCTCATCAGGGTCTTTTCAGTTTCAGGCAAATCTTTAATGCTTTCTTCAAACTGGGCTAGTATAGCAGCGTCTTGTGCTGCCTTTTCTACTTTTGTCATTTTAAATGAATTTAATTTTTGAATAATCTTTGTTTCGTTCCGTTTGAGTGACCGTAGTCGGCTCTATAATAGTCTGAGTGACTTTAGTCGGCTCAGTATATATTCGTGTTGCATCGTTACTACCACCTGCAATAACCATACTTCCTTCCTTGTGTATCTTCAACTCTTCTACACCAAAGAAGTATCCTTGTTCCTTTACTACATCAGCATTGGCAATCTCGCCTATGCGACTATCGTAGTACCTCTTGTTCTCTGCATACATCTTATCCATTGAATCTATACCCATCTGCACCTTAACGTACTGCATACGGATACTATTCTCTAACTCTGGATCGGATTCAATCATATCTAACGCTAACTGATTCGTAATCTTAGCCTTATCTATGGCAAAGACTAACGCTTCCGTCTGCCCATCATACTCCTTACCTACGATAGACCAATCAACAGGTTCAACCATCATCTCTACGTTCTTCTTCGATGCAATGATGCCTGATAGTGATAGGTTATGGTCGGCACAATAGTAAACCTTACCTTGTTGTTCCTTAACTGTCTTAGTAAAACAACCATCGAAGTGAACGTCATCGTGGCTATCCATATACCTTGTAGTACTGATTATAGGATAGATATAGTTCTCCTTAGTGGCGAATCCTATGCCCTTAGTAGCTTCCTTAGTGTTGTGTGACTTACCAATCGTAGTAGACTTATCACAACCCTTGTATACGTTAGCCGTCTTGAACTCAATGATGTCCATCTCGGAATCCTTCAATGCCTTAAACAACTCCTCTTTGGAAGTGAACGTGCGTGATGGGAAATAGTGTGACTTAATCATTTTAATATCGTTTTATGCTCCTTGAGTGCTTTGAGTTTGAGTTCCGTTAGACGTTTGATTTCCTGTAACTGTTGCTTCGTTAGTGGCTGTTCCGCTACCTTGCGTTGTTGTGTTGTTTGTTCCATTGCTTGTGTTGTTAAAGAACTCAGGATAGTCTTGTCTTATCTGCCACGCATACATATCGCTATATGGCTCTGATACTTCGTGATATCCTATACTTACTAAGAATTGGTTATAAGTAATACCATTAGAGTTGAACTCCAATGTCGCTGCTTCGATGTTTAACTTCCTTACCTCTGCTCTTGCCTTGATGTCATCTTGTAAGGCTGCAACGTGGTCGAAACAAGTCACATACTCAACACCATTGATGTCACCATACAAACACTCGTTAAACTGAGTATCCATATTCTTACTCTCAGGGATGATGAAGTTCTGATACAATGTCTTACCTGCACTCGCACCATTGGTAAACGTAGTACCCTTATCCTTACCAAACAAGTCAAACGGATAACCCATACCATCGCATAGGATGGCAGCGTTAGCGGTTCGTAACTCAACCATCTGCAACTCACTAACTGGATACATCATATGTTCCCACTTCAACGTAGCATCCGTGATGATAGTATCTTCTTGCCCATCACTTGTACCATAAGACTTGAACGCACGATGTAACTCTCTACGTTCCTTGCTACCAATCGGTAACGTACTGATGGTATCTCTTGCTTGATTCGCTAAGATACCCAATGGTTTAGAGATGATACGACCTTCCGTCTTGTATGACTTGATGATGTTGTTGATAGGGAACTGCAACGATGATACCCTTGAGCAAGGTAGGTAACTATTATCTCTTAGAGGTGTTGTGTCCGTGAAGATGTATACGTCCTCCTTCTTGATGGTGTACTTTACGTTATCTCTACGCAAGGTAACCGATTCAATGAGGTTGCTGATGTTATCCGTGTACATCATATTACCCTTCTTGAACTTAATCTCCGTTGAGTGTGGAGGAAGTACCCATAGTGCGCTTATCTCAGTACCAAACTCATATCCTTCAGGTATGATACGCAAGACAGGACAATAACCGAATGCCATTATGTAGAACTTCAACTGCGCCCTAAACGCTTCTCCATTCTGCAATACATTAGGATGTTCCATCAACGTCTGCCAACGCTTATCTTGACCTTTAACCTTGTTGCGTGTTGACTTAGATAACACTTCTACGATACCATTAACGTATGCGTTAGACTTGCTATGTAAGATTGCTCCGATCTGAGGACAATCCGTAACCGCTTTAATAATTTCTTGGTCTGATGATACGCTGAAGATGTTATCCGTAAGGTTCATATAGTCAGGGAAACTAAATTCGCCTGGTCTTATACCCTCATCCAATCTTCCGTAGAACGGAGACAATCCTGTAACTCTCTTTAATGCAGAATCACCTCCAAATATTGAAGGTACTATACTCCTAATCTTTGTTAACAAACTAGACTTAGCCAACCTTTTCGTTTGAACCTATATTCCTCGTGGCTGATTTACATCGCTACTTTGCGGATATAGGCTGGTTAATTTCTATGAGTTCGTCTCATTTCTTTGCAAATATACGAAATATTTACGTCAACAAATCTTTTTTCTACAATATTGAAAAAATATAATAGAAACATACAAGTATTAACGATAATATCGCTAACCCTGCCATTACATCTACCTTTGGTTCATCTATGTGCATATTCTTACGTTTATTATAGTTTTTAATTTGATGATTAACCCAATATTTATTTTCCTTTGTAAAATATTTATCAGGGAATAGTTTATTATTCTTATTCATAATTAATCTTTTTCTTCCTTACCGATAGTTAACTCATTAGTTAACTTATTATACTCAAACTCCTTCACTTCACGCTTCCCTTCACTACTGACGTAGTAACACTTCATCTCACCATTCGGTGCTTCTTCTATTGTATACATCTGTCAAAGATACATCAAACTTCCATTAGAACCAATATCCGTGTACTTGGATCATATATCTAACCGTATCTATGCAGTTATGGACTAAAACTCCATTAGCAAAATATTCGTGTTCTTCTTCAATCATTAAATCGTATACATTATCAAAATATTTTTCTCCTTGCTCTAAGCGCACGAGCCTTGCAGTTTTGATGGCAGTATTTTGTAATTCCTGTTGTTCTTGAAGTATATTCTTTACCGCATTGATGACAGTTGTATTTTTTATATTCTGCTTTATCCCAAGCCATTTTGCCAATCTTCCTATGAAAATCAAGTCCTGCTTCTGTGCCGTGCCATTTGTTTGCAAACTCTCTGGCATAATCCATTCTTGCCCTAAGTTCTTCTTTATCCCTTGATGACATATGTTGAGATAAATGTTTACTCGCTTCAATACATTCCAAATTGGATATATCATTATTTTGCTGATTACCATCAATATGATGTATGTGATAACCTTTAGGTATTTTGCCATTAAAGAATTGCCAAACTTCAGTATGCAGTCTTTTACAACCTTTTGAAAAATACTTCTCTCCCTTGTACAAGTAGTATGTTTTTCCATCAAATACTTGGTAAGGTATAGTTCCATCCCCTGCTTCAATGACGCAATCTCTACCCATCCTGTTGATGTCTTTATCTTGTGGTTGTGTGTGCATATAACTTCTGTTTTAGTGTTATCCTCAAAGATAAGACTATACTTGCATACCTCCTTGCATCCATTATAAAACTTATGCACAACTTGATGCCATCCGCTACTTGTCAGTACTAAGTCACCTTGCACCATACTTCGTATTGGCATCAAACCATAAGGTGTTGTAATTAGTGTACTACCTACGAAACAATGGTTATGAGCATCAATAGGCTTACCACTTGGCTTACCATCCTTGTCCACCGCCCATACATACTGCGAGAACTCAGCAATCAAGTTTGGTGAGTCACTCGTAACGTGAATCTTCATACTTAGTAGCTTATCTATACCACCCTTGATACTCTTGTTAGGTGCAGGTCTCATATTCCTAAACCCAAGTGATGCGTTAGGATACCTCTCCCTATCTTCCTCACTCAAGTACTT